TCAAACAATCAGAGACAAAAAATTGTAATGAATAAAAAAATGAATAAGCAACAATTGACCGACGCCGCCGACATCGATGTTGAGCGGGATTGGAACTACGTATTGAGCGACGGCAGCTTGTCGTCAGAAGGCTCTAATTTAATATCAGACTCAGAGTGGCGAGCGCGAGCCTTTGAAAGGTTCGGCATTGTTGATCTTCTAGGAGACGATAGCTATGGTCTCACCGCAGGATGCAAAGAATTTAATAAATTAATATCCATTCGATCTATGATTTGGTTGCACTTAAATGGATTGGTTGATAATAACATAAAACATAAAATAGTCAATGAATATTTTTATGATAATAATATTTTAATTGACAATATTAAACATTTTGTACATAATCATATGCATCAAACAATCAGAGACAAAAAATTGTAATGAATAAAAATATGAAAATTGAAGACAAAATTAAAGAAGTAATTGGTATGTGGCAAGAAGATGTCAAAATTAATGAGACGGAATTGTCACACGAGAGCCTTAAGATACCTATACTTCATGGAAAGTATTTACGATTGTTTTCTGAAGAGCGCTTGAAATTGCGCTTTTTGAAAATTAGACAAAAACAATTGATGCAGAAACTTACAGAATATTATAATGGAGAGCTAAATAGTAGTCCAGAAGACCTTGCTGAAATAAAACGCGAGCCGTATGGATATACTAGATCGAAAGGTTCAGTTATTGTATACGTAGAAAACGATAAAGAAATAATTGATCTAAATATACGTATATCATATCAACAAGAACTTGTAGAAGTATTAGAAGAAATAATTAAAGCCATCAACAATCGTGGATTTGTTATCAAAAATAGTCTAGACTTTATAAAGTTTATTAATGGTGAGCGAATTGGTTCAAGTTTGTCAACAACAAAGTCTAGTTTGTAAATATTGAATATAAAATGGGGCAAAAAATGAAAAAGAAAAATGAAATATGCTCCAAATTTCTTTTTAGAAAATAATGTGAGTCCGGACACTTTGATTATAAGTAAAGTGAATGAAGTGTATATGAAGATAGAGTCGGAAAACTCTATTCGTCAAGAACTTACTGACTATTTTTCGTTTTATGTTGTAGGCTATAAGTTCATGCCCAAATATAAAAACGGAATGTGGGACGGTAAGATACGTCTTTTTAATCCAAATAACAAATGCTTATATATCGGTCTGTTTCCATATATTAAAACATTTGCAGAGGAACGAAATTATAAGTTAGAAATAAATGATGATCTGGAATTACATGAGTCTTTTTCTGTTGAAGAGGCAAGAGAATTTGTAAATAAGCAAGATAGTATGAAAGTTCGTGATTATCAACTTGAATCATTCATTCATTGTATAAGGTCAAATCGTTCTCTTATAGTATCGCCCACAGCATCTGGTAAATCATATATTATATGGTTATTAACTCGTTGGTATCAAGACTCAAAAGTACTTATTATTGTTCCTACAATATCACTTGTATATCAAATGAAATCAGATTTTATAAGTTATGGCACAAATCAAGATGATATACACGTAATTAAAAGTGGAGAATCTAAACATACTGACAGAAGAATAGTTGTATCAACTTGGCAGTCTATATATAAAGAAAATAAATCATATTTTTCTCAATATGACTGTGTAATAGGTGATGAGTGTCATTTATTTAAAGCACAATCGTTAACATCCATCATGACTAATTTAATAGACTGTAAATATCGGTTTGGCTTTACTGGCACTCTTGACGGCACGCAAACTCATCAACTTGTTCTCGAAGGTTTATTCGGAAAAATTAAACAATTTATTACAACAAGCAGACTCATAGAAAAAGAAATACTCTCTAATTTTGAAATAAAATGTCTTATTCTTAAATATCCTAAAGAAAATTGCAAAATAGTAGCGCGCGCAAGTTATAAAGAAGAAATGGATTATCTTGTTGGTAATCAAAAAAGAAACTTTTTTATAAAAAATCTTGCATTGTCATTACAAGGCAATACACTTCTTTTATTTCAGTATGTAGAAAATCACGGAAAAATACTTTATGATATAATCTTAAAATCTGCGCGAAATGATCGCAAAATATTTTTTGTATATGGAGGAACAGATGCAGAGACGAGAGAGTCTATTAGAGCTATTACAGAAAATGAAAATGACGCTATTATCATTGCTTCGTATGGTACTTTCAGTACAGGAATTAATATTCGGAATCTTCATAACATCATTTTTGCTTCTCCTTCTAAGTCTAGGATTCGTAATCTTCAGTCTATTGGCAGAGGTTTACGCAAAAGTGATTCTAAAAATAAAGCAATTCTTTTTGATATTTCGGACGATTTAAGACACGGCGCGCGAGTAAATTTTACATTAAAACATTTTGCAGAAAGAGTTAAAATATATAACGAAGAAAAATTTATATACAAAATTTATAATATTAAAATATAATGAAAAATATTTCTTGACAAGAAAGCAATTTTAATATATATTCTTTACTATGAATATGAGTTCATACCTCAGGAGAATAATGATAATGTCTGTATTAGCAAAATCAATGCCATCAAAAGAAGTATTAGAGAAATTGCTTTACTATGATCCAGAGGCTGGAAAGTTATATTGGAAGATAAACCAAGGTGGTCAAAAAGCAGGTATCGAAGCAGGATGGATACATACTCTTTCTGATGGTCGACAATATAGGAGAATTCGGATTCAAGGAAAGAAGTATCTTGTACATCGAATTATTCTTGAGATGAATGGCTATAGTTTACGACAAGATCAAGTTATAGATCATGAAAACGGTGATGGACTTGATAATAGACCCGATAACTTAAGAGCTTGTACACATCAACAAAATACACAAAATAGCCGCGTACCTAAAAATAATAAAACTGGTCATAAAGGTGTTAGCTTTCGTAAAGACAATCAAAAATATTATGCGCGTATAACGCATAATGGACGCGCCTCGATTTTGCCCGACTCGACTGGTAAAAAGTATTTTGATACTATCGAAGAGCCTATTAAACTTCGAAAAGCAGCAGAAGAAGAGTATAATGATAAATTTAAAGCTTTCTACAAATGTTCCACAAATGCATGTATGTTATAAAACGGCTGTACCTAGAGACAATTACAGTCGTTTTATAACATGATGAAAATGGAATCGCGAAGGTATGAAAAATAATTTTACGTTAGATGTTCATTCTTCGGAGGACAGTCATACTATTGTAGAAGAATACAAAAATATTTTATTGAATGTAAAAACATACGGTAGACCGTCGCTTGCTTATAAGTATATAATATATGAGAAACAAATAGGAGAAGCAAATATTGAATGTTGGAATGTAGTGGATTATGCGATTGTGAAAAACGTTTTAAAATATTTAATAAATGGGAATACGCCCGCCGTTAGTTTCTTTGAATTTTTTGAATTAAATGCTGTGATTTGGAACGCGGTTCGACAAGAAAAAATTCGAAGTTAACATTATTTAAAATTAAAAAATTTTAATATATAAATATTTAATTGACTACGTGCATATCATATTATATAAACGGAGTATGTAAAATAACAAACAATGTAATGTTTTTAAAACTCATAACTGGTGAAAACATCGTTTCTTTTGTAGAAATGAATGATGAATATCTTATTTTAAAAGAACCACTACAAATATTTGTGCAAAATACTTCAAGAGGCTCTCTAGTACGTCTTTCGCAGTGGATTCCGTTTGTTGAAGAAAAAACACATATTATAAAACGTAATTCTGTGTTATTAATTACTAATCCAGAAGAGGAAATGTGCAAGTATTATCTCGAAACAATCTCTATAGTATTTCATCAAAGAGTAGATATTGAAAATAATAAAATAAATCAAGATGAAGATGTAGAACAAGCTATGTATGAAAAAACTTCCAACACAAACATTAGGATTCATTAATGAAAAAAAATAAACAACATTATGTAAATAATAAAGACTTTCTTCAAGCAATGATAGAGTATAAAGATGAGGTAAAAGAAGCAAAAACAAATAAAGAAGAGAGGCCCATAGTTCCTACTTACATAGGTGAATGCCTAATGAAGATAGCAGTACATCTATCTTATAAACCATGCTTCACTAATTACACATTTAAAGATGAGATGATAACAGACGGAATTGAAAATTGTTTATTATATATAGATAACTTTGATCCAGATAAATCAAAAAATCCATTTTCTTATTTTACACAAATAATATATTATGCCTTTTTAAGACGTATAGCAAAAGAAAAGAAATATTTATATACTAAGTTTAAACTTTCTGAAAACATAAAACTTCAAAGATTGGTATCTGATATTCAAGAACATGATGATAAAAACTATAATACTTCATCATCAAAAACAAATGAATGGTCTACAGAATATATTGATGATTTTATTGAAAATTTTGAAGAAAATAAAAGAAAGCGGGGCAAATTCACAATAATGCCAGTAGATAATATAATTAAAGATGATGATTAATGGCAAAAGCAGCAATTATAACGGACACACATTTTGGTGTTCGTAATGACAGTAAACAGTTTATAGAATACTTCGAAAAATTTTACAGTAATATATTTTTTCCTTATCTTAAGGAAAACAATATAGATGTTGTTTTTCATCTAGGTGATATAGTTGAGCGTAGAAAATTTATTAATTACGCCACTCTTCATGAATTTAAAAGAATATTCATTCAACCTTGTATTGATAACAATATACGCTTATTGGGTATTGTTGGAAATCATGATATACATTATAGAAATACTAATGAAGTAAATGCAATGAATGAATTATTTAATCATAGTTCAATTAAGTTTTATTCTGAGCCAGAAGAAATTAATTTTGATGGATGTAAAATTGCATTACTTCCTTGGATAAATAATTCAAATTATGAAAAGTCCATGGAGTTTGTACGAACTACTGATGCATCAATTGTTTTTGGTCATCTTGAGTTTAGTGGTTTTGAAATGTATCGAGGTATTAGTAATTTGCACGGCATGGAAACAAAGCCATTTGATCGTTTTGAATTTGTATTTTCTGGGCATTATCATACTCGTTCATCGAAAAAAAATATTCACTATCTCGGAAATCCATATGAGACCACATGGAATGACTACAATGATTCCCGAGGATTTCATATATTTGATAGTGATACAAGAAGCTTGAATTTTATTCAAAATCCATATAAAATGTTTCATAAAATATGGTATGATGACTCTGATAAAGATACATACAAAAAAATTATTGAATCATATAATTTTTCTACATATGAAGGCGCATATATAAAAGTAATAGTACAGAAAAAGACTAATCCATATTGGTTTGATATGATGCTTGATGCATTGTATAAATCTAATCCAGCAAATGTATCTATTGTTGAAGATAATAAGAATGCAGATATGCTAACTGAAGAAGAAATTATTAATGAAGCAGATGATACGCTTACACTTATTACAAAATATGTGGATAGTATTTCTGTTGATGTTGATAAGAACAATCTAAAAAAACTTCTTGCGGATTTATACGTTGAAGCTCAAAATATGAATCAAGAGACTTTATGATAATATTTCACAATGTAAAGTGGATTAATTTTTTATCCACAGGAAACGTTTGGACAGAAATAAAATTAGACCGAAATCCAACAACTCTTATTGTTGGTGAGAATGGTTCTGGCAAATCGACTCTTTTGGATGCTCTTTGTTTTGGTCTTTTTAATCGACCGTTTCGTAAGATAAACAAACCACAACTTATCAATTCAGTAAATGATAAGGGAATGGTAGTAGAGGTGGAGTTTTCTATTGCTAAGAATAAGTATAAAATTATTCGAGGCATGAAACCCAATTGCTTTGAAATATATCTTAATAATGTTATTATGAATCAGACAGCATCAATCAAGGATTATCAAGATCATTTAGAAAAAAACATATTGAAGTTGAACTTTACATCGTTTACGCAAATAGTGATACTTGGTTCATCTACATTTGTACCATTTATGCAACTTCCAGCATCTTCAAGAAGAGAAATTATTGAAGATTTACTTGATATTAAAATATTTAGTTTCATGAATGTTCTACTTAAAGAAAAAATAAATACGGCGAAAGAAAAGATTAAAGATATACGATATAAGATTTCTTTCGAGCAAGAAAAATTAGAGGTGCATAAAAAGTATATTAAGGATATTCAAACAAAGAATAAGGAGCGTATAGATCAGCTTAAACTGGAAATTAGTAAATCAGAAACATCCATTTCTAGACTAAATCTTGAAATAGAAGCAAATCAAAAACTTACTGATGAACTTACTGAAAAGGTAAAAGACGAAAAAGATACTCACATTAAAATACAAAAAATCTTAAATGTAGAGAATAAACTATTAGATAAAATTAAAAATGTTAAACGCGAAATTAAATTTTATGAAGATAATAATACGTGCCCTACATGCACTCAGGAAATAAACGAGACTATTAAATCAAACAAGATTAATAATAGCACGATTAAACTTGTTGAAATAGAAAAGGGCATTGATGAACTACAAAAAGAGTTAGTAAAAGAAAATGAACGGATAACTGAAATAAATGAAATTAACAAAAATATACAATTATATTTAACACAAATATCATCTTGTAATAATCAAATTTACTCATTAAATAAATATATATTACAACTTAATGTACAAGTGAAGAATGAAATTATAGAAAATACAGACATCTCGAAAGAGACAAAACTTGTTGACAATATAAGAACTTTGATCTATAATTTGGAAAATGATAGAGAAAAGTATATTAATGAATCTAATTTATTTGAGGTAGCAGCCGATTTTCTAAAAGATAAAGGCATAAAAACTCAAATTGTGCGGCAATATGTGCCTGTTATGAATAAGTTAATCAATAAATATCTTGCAGCTATGGAGTTTTTTGTAAGTTTTGAGTTAGATGAAAATTTTAATGAAAAAATAAAATCAAGACATCGAGATGAATTTAGTTATGGTTCATTTAGTGAAGGTGAAAAAATGAGAATTGATCTTGCTTTATTGCTCACTTGGCGAGCTATAGCAAAGATGAAAAACTCAGCGAACACAAATTTATTAATTCTTGACGAAGTTTTTGACGCTTCACTCGATGCAAATGGTTGTGATGAATTTTTGAAACTGTTAAATGAACTAGGGAAAGAAACTAACGTATATGTTATTAGTCATAAAGGTGATATTCTTCAAGATAAGTTTAGATCAGTAATACGGTTTGAAAAACAAAAAAACTTTAGTAAAATGATATAAGGTGTAGTTATGTACGGCATTAAATATTCTCTAAGCAGAAAACATTTTGTTTGGTATGTAGATATAGGCCGAGAAAATTCAACTTACTCTCGTGAGCCCAAACTTTTTAATACAAAGCAAGAGGCCTTTGTATATGCAAAGGCTATGCAATTAAAAAATTTCAAAATTGAAATATATGAAAAGGTCGTTTCTCAATGATACTTCCTCTTGTAAAGTCTTATAATCCTATGTTAACTGCTCCCACAAAGCCCTTTGATTTCATTTCTAAAGAATATGATTCAAAGAAGCTTTCGGAAGATTTGGCCGAGACTATGATTGCGAATAAAGGTGTTGGGCTTTCTGCCTCGCAATGTGGAATTCCCCTCTCTGTTTTTGTCATTGGTGATCCAAACAATAGAGAGTCAATTATGGCATTTTTTAATCCAAAAATTGTTGACTCGTTTGGCGAAGAGGTATATTATGAAGAAGGTTGTTTAAGCTTTCCAGGATTATATATTAAAGTTAAAAGACCAAGTCAAATACGTTTAAGATTTACAGATGCGAATAACAATATTGCAACTACTAAATACACTGGTTTTACATCGCGTATTATACAGCATGAATTTGATCATCTTCAGGGTATTGTATTTACAAATAAAGCTACAACTTATCATTTACAAATAGGTAAAAAAAATCAAAAACTTTTTCTTAGAAGAAATAAAATTTCGGTGACATAATTTGTATAATTGGAGATTACATGACTAAGAAACCCCCTATTCAAGAAACTACTCAATATGATAATTTTGTGGGTAAAAAAATTGAACCCGCAAATCTTTTTAATATTATGGAAATTGAAGATCCAAACAAAGATAATGATGTTGAATGGAAAAAACATTGGAAAGGTATGCCAGAATTTGAACAGAATGAGAATAAGACGTATAAGACAATTTATGTTCATTTTCGTACCAAAAAAGATTATGAAGAGTTCGCCAATATGATTGGACAAAATCTTACTGAAAAGACTAAGAGTATTTGGCATCCAGCTTTAGATCGATTTGCAAATTCTTTGTTGCGTTGGATTGAAGATGAAGAGTGATGAAATTTTTTAAAGGAAAATAGTGTGACAAATCCTCAATGGCCAGTCTACATTGTTTCTAAGGGTCGTGCAGATTCAATGATTACATCAAAGTCTTTGGCTCGAATGAAAGTACCTCATTACATAATTATTGAGCCACAAGATAAAAAAGAGTATGAGAAAGCACTGGATAACTTCAACATTCGTGACTATGTTACATTGCTGATTGCTCCATTTAGCAATCATGGCGATGGTCCTGGTCGCGCAAGAAACTGGGCTTGGGATCATTCAATATCGATTGATGCCAAAAAACATTGGGTACTTGACGATAATATTTGTGATTTTTATAGATTGCATCAGAATATAAGAATTCGTGTAGAATCTGGAGCAATATTTCGTGCTGCTGAAGATTTTATTGATAGATTTGAAAACGTTCCTATTTCTGGATTTCAATATAGATTTTTTGTTGCACCCAATCAATCATATCCTCCATATGTAAAGAATACAAGAATTTATTCTTGTTTGTTGATTGAGAATAGTTGTAAACATCGATGGAGAGGAAGATATAACGAAGATACTGATATTTGCTTGCGCGTTCTAAAAGATGGCGATTGTACGATTCAATTTAATGCCTTTCTACAAGGCAAAGCAGCAACACAAACAGTTAAAGGCGGTAATACTGCTGAATTCTATCATGCCGAAGGTGAAAAGGATAAATCTAAATGGCGAGATGGTCAGATGAATTCAACGGGTACAATTAACAAATCTCAAATGCTTTTAGATATGCACCCAGATGTTACTAAAATTGTATGGAGATACGGCAGATGGCATCATCATGTAAATTATGAGCCATTTAAGAAGAATAAATTAAGATATAAGAAGAACATTATTATTTCCGAGGGAATAAATAACTATGGTATGCGACTAGTAAGATTGGAAACGCAATTACCCAGCGGTCGTTGGAAATTTTAAATCAAATTAAATTGTAAGATTGATTATTACAAGAAAATAAATTATCAAATATCCAATAAAAGGAGAAAGTGTGTTGACTCATTTATATAAGTATAATGAAGATAAAATTATTAAAGAACTTAAAGAATATATTGATATGACATACAGTCAACATTATTCACAAAACAAATATCAAGCAACTGAATTTATCATCAGTGGCGGTCATGGCATTGGATTTTGTATTGGTAATGTTCTTAAATATGCTCAACGATATGGTAGAAAAGGATCGCCAAAAGAATGGCGTAAAGACTTGATGAAAATTATTCATTATACAATAATCGCCATGTACGATCATGATTTAAAGCATACTCCAATGGAATCAATGGAATCGAAATTTTCTTATCCAAAAGCTGATATATGATAAAAGGATTCTAGAATATTAATATTTTGTGACTTCACAACATAAGAGATGGAAATGAAAATAGAAATAAATATTAATGAATTAAGAAAAAGAAAGATATTTGTTGCAACACCTATGTATGGTGGAATGTGCGCTGGACAATACACAAAGTCAAGCGTAGATTTGGGTAGAATGTGTGCTAGTAAAGACTATCAAATTGATGTTAACTTTTTTTATCTTTTTAATGAATCTTTAATTACTCGTGCTAGAAACTATTGTGCGGATCATTTTTTACGAGAAAAAAATTATACACATCTTATGTTTATAGATTCTGATATAGGTTTTAATCCAAACGATGTTCTTGCTCTTGCTGCAATTGCGGATCCAGATAGTGACAAAGATATAGTTTGTGCACCTTATCCAAAAAAGTGTATTTCTTGGGAAAAAATTAAACTTGCTGTTGATAAAGGAGTGGCCGACGAAAATCCACACATACTTCAGAATTTTGTTGGCGACTTTGTTTTTAATCCATCACACGGTCAAACTTCTATTCCATTGGGCGAACCAGTGGAAGTAAATGAGGGCGGCACTGGTTTTATGATGATTCAGCGAAAAACATTTGAAAAGTTTGCTGCTGCATATCCAGAATTAATGTATAAGCCAGATCATGTACGTGATAAACACTTTGATGGTTCTAGAGAAATTATGTGTTACTTTGATGCATTAATAGATCCTGAATCTAGACGATATTTGTCAGAAGATTATATGTTTTGTGTGTGGGCAAGACGCATTGGTCTAAAAGTTTGGATGTGCCCGTGGATGAATTTAACTCATTTTGGCACGTATCCATTTAGTGGCAGTCTTGTTGATCTTGCAAGTATTGGCGCAGCAGCAACCGCAGACCCGAGTCAAAAATTAATGCGTTGACAAAATATAAAATATTGTTGACAAAATATAAAATATGTTTATAATGTATAGTGTATGAACTTACCTATCAATTTTAAAATGGAGTCATTATGAAAATTTCTAAGAATACTTTGAATATTTTGAAAAACTTTGCTTCTATAAATCCGTCATTATATGTGAATGAAGGTAATATTATTAAAACAATTTCTGCTCAAAAAACAATTATCGCTCGTGCTGAAATTAAAGAAACTTTTGAGAACTCATTTGGTATATATGATTTAAATCAATTTTTGAGCGCAACGAATATTTTTGACTCGCCTATCTTTGACTTTAAAGATAAGTTTGTCAATATCAAAGATGATAATTCTATCATAAGTTATACATACGCAGATCCTAATATGATTTTGCAGGTGCCTAACAAAGAGCTTAAGCTTCCTGATGTTGTAATTGAGTTTGAATTGAAATGCAATATCTTTAAAAAGACTTTGCTGGCAGCAAATATATTACAGGTGCCTTACTGGTCTGTAAATGGTGACGGTAAGAAAGTTATTATTGAAGTTAGTAACTCAAAAGATAGTTCATCAAATAAGTTTAAATACGAGGTTGGTGAAAGTAATCGTGAATTTAATTTGATATTTAAAGTAGAGAATCTTAATCAAAGGCTTATGGATAAAGATGATAAAGATAATGAAATCAATTACACTGTAAAAATTTCTTCAAAGGGTATTAGTCACTTTTCAGCTAACAATGGAAAACTTCAGTATTGGATTGCAACAGAAAGTAAAGGCTAATGTACAACAATAATGATATGTTGTGGGTTGAACGCTATCGACCTAAAACTATAAGTGATTGTATACTTTCAAAAGAACTTAAAAAAACTTTTACCAATTTTGTAAAACAAAAAAGCATACCTAATCTTATTCTTAGTGGAAGCTCAGGCATTGGCAAAACTACTGTTGCCAGGGCAATGCTTGAAGAATGTGGATTTGACTATATTGTCATGAATGGTTCAAATGAGGGCCGTCTGATTGAAACTTTTCGTCGTGATATTTTGACTTTTGCTTCTACAGTATCGCTTTATGATGTACGAAAATATATTATACTTGACGAAGCAGATTATCTAAATAAGGATTCTGTTCAACCAGCATTGCGTAATTTTATGGAAGAGTATTCAAGTAATTGTGGATTTATTTTTACATGTAATTTTAAAAATAGAATTATTGACGCGGTACTTTCGCGTTGTTCTGTTATCGAATTTAATATAGAAAATTCAGAAAAACCAGCCCTTGCCAATAGCTTTATGAAAAGTATTGAAAAAATTCTATCAGATAACAAAATTGAATACGATAAAAAAGTTATTGAGATGATTATTGTAAAACACTTTCCAGATTGGAGACGTGTAATAAATGAATTACAGCGTTATTCCATTTCTGGTAAAATTGATTCTAGTATACTTGTTAATATTGCTAACGATAAATTTGATAAACTCATGGAGTATCTTAAAAATAAAGATTTTGCTAAAATGAGAACTTGGGTGGCTGCTTATAATGATACGGGTTGTAGTTATTCACAATTGTTTCGTATGTTATACGATAATGTAGTTGATCATGTTGAAACAGAATCCATACCGGTATTCATAGTAGATATTGCGGATTATTCATATAAAGCAGCTTTTGTTGCGGATCAAGAAGTTAATTTAGCAGCATGTTTAATTGAAATTATGAACGATTGTAAGTTTAAAATATGAAAACAATTCAAGAAATGAAAAAGGCCATAGTACTAGGTAATGGAATATCTAGACTGCAACTGCAAGTAAAGTTACCAAAAAATATACGAACATATGGTTGTAACGCCATATATCGAGATAATATAGTAAACGATCTTGTATCTGTAGATCCTGCCATGCAGCATGAAATATATGACTCTGGTTATGCACGCTATCATCGATGTTGGTTTTCATCATGGAGTCCTGTTAATTCTGTTCATGATTATAATAATTTTAAAACCATTTTGCAAGAAAATATTCTTGATGACGCCGTTCATCGTCATCGTTCCGTAAAACGTTTTAAGATTATAGAAAATGATCGAGTATCTGAATCCTGTATTATTGCAGGGCAAGGCGACATATATTATGTTACTTGGTTATATGATAATGATCTTGTAACGCCTTTGCCTCCTGCAACTAAATCTGCTGGTGAGATAGCATTAGAACTTGCTGCCAATCATCATAATATAATCTTTATGATAGGATTTGATGGTGTTGGAAACGTGTATCGTGATACAAAAAACTATTATAGTTATGATGGCCCATATAATGAGTGGTATGATGGGCATGAACAAATTTATAAAAATAATTCAAATATTAGTTTTTACAGAGTTAATTGTAAAATGAAAGAATCTATGATTCCTAATTGCATAAACATTACAGAAGAAGTGTTTTTGAGTTTAGCAAATAGCGAATAGTTAGGATATATCAAATGAAAGAGCGTAATCGTCGTACTCGATGCTGGGATTATATAAATTCCCTCAGTTATTGTAAAAATATTGTGACTGGAAAAGGAATTGAAGCGCTTCTTGAATTTGAAGATGATTATATACCATGGATAACAAATAAGCACATATCTCATTTTGAAGAAGACGTTTTAAAGGCAAACGAAATGAATCTTTACAATCATATTGATAAGAAGTTACAATATGATTTTTATATAAATATATTAAAACCAAGAAAGCGTTATAGTGAATGGTCTAAAAAAATAGAAAATGACGTTTTAGAGGCAATAAAGGAATATTTTGGATATAGTTATGATAAAGCATACATGATCATGGATATATTGACTCCAGATCAAATAAAAGAAATAAAAAAAAGATTGGAGAGGGGTGGGTTAAAAAATGACATTCGACATAAACAGTTTGATTGAAATAAAATTAAATGAAGAAGATGATTTTCTTAAAGTAAGAGAGACGCTCACACGTATTGGCGTAGCATCAAAGAAAGAAAAGACCCTATATCAAAGTTGTCATATATTACATAAACAGGGTCGATATTTTATAGTTCATTTTAAAGAATTATTTGCATTAGATGGAAAACCATCTAATATTTCAGAGCCTGATATTGCTCGTAGAAATATGATAGCTAACTTATTAAAGGAATGGGGGCTTGTAAAAATTATTAACGAGTCTCAAATAGAATATCCAATTGCACCAATCAGTCAAATAAAAGTTCTTCCTTTTAAAGATAAACAAGAATGGGAATTGGTTGCCAAATACAATATAGGTAAAAAACATAGAGTTAATTAATAATAATTGTAATTATGAGTAGTGAATTCGAGGCTTTGATCAAAGGAAAATTCAGTTATGATTAATTTTATATTGAAAATATTAATTGGCTTATGCATTTTGGGATTTCTTTTTATATTTTTTATCAGCATAGCTAAATCAAGTGAAGCACGCGACGAAATTCGGATCGTCGGGTCTTCGACGGTGTTTCCCTTCGTGACGGCGGTAGCGGAGGAGTTTGGCCGCGCCGGTGGGTACAAGACGCCAGTGGTCGAGAGTACTGGCACGGGTGGCGGCTTTAAGTTATTTTGCAGCAATGTCACTGTAGATTCACCTGATATTGTAAATGCTTCGCGAAGGATCAAGAAGTCTGAAATCGAAATGTGTGCCAAGAACGGCGTCGGCGACATCCACGAGGTGAAGATCGGCTTCGATGGCATCGTGCTGGCGCATGCCAAAGGCGCGACGCCGGTCAAGTTCACGCTCGCGCAAATTTGGCAGGCGCTGGCTAAAGATGTAATCGTGGACGGCAAGATCGTTCCCAATCCATACAAGATGTGGTCGGAGATCGACGGTTCGCTGCCTGCTACAAAGATAGAAGTGATAGGCCCACCACCAACTTCAGGAACACGTGATGCATTTAACGAGTTAGCTATAGAAGGTGGCTGCAAGACCTTTCCCGAAGTCGAAGCGCTCAAGAAGGAGGACGAGAAGAAGTACAAGGCGCTGTGCCAGTCCGTGCGCGAGGACGGTGCGTACATTGAAGCCGGCGAGAATGACAATTTAATTATACAGAAAATTACGATTAATGAGAATGCATATGGCGTATTTGGCTATAGCTTTTTCGATCAAAATCGAGACAAGATAGACACAATTTTGATCGATGACACCGAGCCAAGCTATGAGAACATCTCTTCTGGGGCGTACTCAATCTCACGTTCGCTTTATTTCTACGTCAAAAAGGCCCATATCGGTGTCATTCCGGGCTTGAAGGAATATGTCGACCTCTGGACTCTGGAATCAACCTTTGGGCCTGAGGGCTTTCTTGTTGATAAGGGTCTGATTGTGCTGCCTGATGATCAACGCGAGGCGCAGCGTGCCTCGTCGGCAGTCATGGAGAATATAGCTATGATGAAAGATACAGATGCAGACACAGACACAGATGCGGCCGCTTTTATCACACGACTTGGCTCAAGGGCAATTGATATCATGAAGAGCGCACAATCTACTACGTTCGCGCAGCGCGAGGCGGAGTTTCGGATTCTACTTGAAAAGGGCTTTGATCTTAAAATGATCAGTCGCTTTATCATCGGCAAGCACTGGAGAGAGGCTACTGATGAACAAAAAGAGGCCTATGATGTCGTGTTCGCCGACTTCATCACGCGCGTCTACGCGGCGCGCTTCAACTCATATGGTGGCGAGACTTTTAACGTCATACAAGCTGTAAATAATTCAAGCGATGATGTGTGGGTGCGTACTAAGATCAATCGTCTGGATGGCGGTCAGCCGATATCGGTGGATTATCGAGTGCGATTGATCGATGGCGTTTATAAAGTAGTTGATGTTATAGTCGAAGGCATTTCAATGATCAATACACATAGAATCGAATTTGCTTCGGTGATTAACAAACGCGGTTTCGATGGTTTGATCTCGGAGCTAAAATCAAGACTCAATTAAATGAATCAGTTTATATCTGATTCTTTATTGAAAGAAAGAATAATTTCGGCACTTAAATCAGTTTATGATCCTGAAATACCAGTTAACATATACGAACTTGGTCTAATCTATGATATACAGATTAACACCGATAACGATGTATTTGTCAAGATGACATTGACTACACCTGGTTGTCCTGTTGCGGAACATATGCCTAACATGGTACGCTCGGCAATTCAAGAGCGCGTGGTTGAGGTGCGTACAGTAAATATAGAAATTGTATGGGAACCTTCTTGGCGACCAGATATGATGAGTGAAGCTGCACGTCTTGAAATTGGAATGTTTTAATTCTATCTTTCCATGATCAAGACAAGCTTATCACTCATTTTACAAATTTCTTTAATCTACAACTTTATAATCTTCCAAGAAAGTATTTTTTAATCGAGCAAAAAGATCGCGCGCAACGCGCGACGCTTTATATTGTAAGAGTTTATAGATCGAATAAGATGAGCAATATGAATCTTTTTATATGTGCCCTTGGCAGACCAATTGCGAAAGGCAGAACATTCAAGAGAATTTTCTTCACATTTATTTATTAGTTCGCAATTCGTACAAGGCAATTCCATGTTAAATGATTTCATAATTAATTATTACTAATAGTTAATAAAAAAAGAATGGAACGAAGTGTTCACTCTGTTCAACAGAGGATTTGCCTTGAGAGGAGATTATGTCGCCAAGGAGTGAGGTCAAAAGCGACATATTAACATCATCAGGCATCTATAGCGGCACAAGGAGTTCATAATGCCGCCCTCGGTTTACCAGTACTGAAACTTCGTTCCATTAAGGTAGGTGGTTAATCACTAGACACACAAAAATGACTAACCAATAGTGCCCCACCATCGAGTGACTAATGATGAGCCCTTAAGGGCACCTACCCTGGGTAGGCACTGTAGTGGTATACCCAGGGTAGATACTGAAACTACGACTAATAACTTTTGTTACAAGTTAGGCCGCAGCAAGAGCACGGTAGCCAGCGGCAATGACCGCCCGAGAGGGCGTACCAAGACGGTAGAACGTCTTAGTCTGGCCCTTTTCGTTAGTACGCTGATTAGCATAAACGGGATACCCGTTCATACGTAGACTAGACACCAGCGCACGTACATTACCAATATCAAACCTCGCTTCAATTTGAGCCGCACTAAGCTCCTCACCAGTATTGAGTGCATTTAGAACACGTTCAATCTTAGACATACTAACTTCCTTATGTTGTTGACAGTAACATTACTGCCATACAAGATTAATATCTTGTTTCGTTCTTCAGAACTCATCAGTGGCAGAAAAAAGTTAGGCTCATTTAACCAATCATATGGCCACAATACCAGGCTTTGAAAATAATGTCAAGACAATTATAATACAATTTTTAAAAAAAAGTTGTTTAAATAGGTCATGCTATCGTTAAATGGTTCTAAATGGTTGTATAAATGGGTGCCATTTCTCATGAGAAACAGATAGTCGGAGGATGGGGCGTTAGTAGTCATCGAGCGCGCGCACGTCGGCAAACACCCAGACTTGCTGGCCCTTGTCAAGGCCGCCGTTAATGAGTTTCCCCGACCACCCCATCTTGTTGCATAGGGCTTCAACGGCGCGAAAATGCCTCTCGTCGTTGAGCGCTCGCCGTCCTGCCGGCCACGTCCCCAGGCCTGTAACGTCATCGGGATAGGGGATCGAAACCTTGATGCCGCACCCGCTGGTGGCGCTTATTCGTGCGCCTCGAGTGTTCGTCGGCCCATGATAACGTGTGATGATGGCCTGCCTGTAACCACCAAGGTTTTCTACAGTTGAGGAAGTCTTCGTTCTATTTACCATAATCATATGGTATAAAAAATGGAAAATAATGTCAAGAAAAAAATGCGGTTTTAAGTTAAAATTATTTCTCTGTATTATCAATGACTTATCATAAGTCATTGATTTTATTGATAAAAATAAATTACTTAATAAAATCAATCACTTAGCAAAACTCAAATCGTAAGTCATTGATTTTATTGATAAAAATAAATCAAAAAAAACCAAAAAAAACACTTTACAAAATAAAAAATAAAGAGTAGGATATACCTACAATGAATGATGAATGGAAACACACTATGGCAAATTTTCGCGATACCGTACGCTTGCAAGCCCGCGCTCGCGCCGCACGCTCGCAAGCAATCGCTGCGCGCTGCTACAAGCTGCGTGCTCAGCACGCGCGCCTGCGCTACAAGCTTGACTCAGACGTCCTGAAAGACGCCGCTCCTGATCTATACTTCGCCCTTGCGCAAATCATCGAAGCTTGCCACACGACCGAATATCGCGATCCCTTGACCCATGCGCAAATCTCCGACATTGCAAACTTCGCTCTTCTCAAGGCGCGCGGCTTTGATCATTATGCCAACTTGGCAGATGGCGCGCCATTTGCCGACCCGGAAGTGGAGTGACCACCAATGTTCTACAGCGAAGATGAGGACTGCACGTGCAGTCGGTGCACCGCTTTGCGATTTTTCCTAGGCGACGCCTGCCCAGTCTGCGACGAACAACACATTGAGCACAACCAGCTACCCCTCACACGAGGTCGCGCCTACCTGTGCCACGATTGTGGACACCAGTGGAACGCGGACAATTACGCCTTCGAGACCAAGGTGCGCGCCTGGCAGGCGGTGGACACCAGTGGGACGCGGACAATTACCGCTAGGAGCACACTCTCATGATCGCACAGACGAAACTCAACTCAGACACAACAAAGACCAAGGAGCGCCTGCGCCCGATCCAGCGCGAGGATGTCGAGCGCTGGGCCGCCGACCGCGTTGCTATGTTAAAAAAGCATCGTGAGCATCTACGGGGATGGCGTCGGCAGGAAGCCGGTCGACTTCAAGTGAAGCTGCGGCTGCTCGATGGCATTGATTTGCAAATCAATACAAGCTTGTCGCCGTACATGGAATTTTACAAGCAAGCTGAGCAGTATGCCGCCAAGCGCGGTGATGATATGACCTTTGTGCATTGGTATAAGCGATATCGCGAATTGTACAGTGTCGAAGAAAGTACTTGGTATGCTCTTTCTTTTTTATACAATGACGATATAGCCAACGCTCTGGCCTCGGGCCAACAATGACAATGATCAAGCAAGGCGATATGTCCTATCGTAAGGAAGTGTAAAATGAGAAATCTAATTATTGGTTTTGTTTTGGGGTTGATTGTAGCTACGGTGGGCTTCTCGGGCATTGCCCGAATGGTGGATCGTGGTGTGAACGCCATACAAGAACAAAGCCGAGAATTGGCCCAGTAAAACGGTCACAATTTATTATGAATAACTATCAATTCAACCGAACGGCGCCAACGCCGGTATGGTCACGTAGTGATACTAAAGCTGTTATTATGTATCGCAATTTTCAATGCTATCGTGATTCACATGGTTTCTATTGGGAAGGAGGAGCTCCAAATGATGGTAGCATTTGGTATGCGACGCTGGACGAAGTAAAAAAGGATATTGATCTATACCATGATGAACGCGCAAACTGGGACATGGAAAGAGCGATTGAAGACGCCAGATGATCTTAATCTCCCTGCCTCCGGGCTCGGAGCACGGAGTCAAGAAATATCTTGATCGTTCGCGCCTTGATAAAAAAATGCTTGACAAAATAAAAAATAAAGAGTAGAATGTGTCTACAATGAATGAAATTCAATATGCACTTAGTAGATATACGATTTATGGGTGAGCAGTTCGGAAGGACGAACTTGAAATATTAACGGTCTTTGAAACCGTATGGCACGAGCCTATATAAGCGACGAAGTGGTCTCGCGATGAAGATATATAGGTAATGCTCAGTATTTCAATGATGAAGAAAGCGCTGGTTGCCGCAGTGCTGATAGAAGATCCGCTATGGCAGCCGTGGCCACAGACTGATGCGCTGGTTCGTCATCAAAGCAGGTATCAAGCCCTGCCTCACCCGCCACAAAAAATTTTTTTGATCGTTCGCGCCTTGATAAAGAAAATGCTTGACAAAATAAAAAATAAAGAGTAGAATATGTTTACAATGCACGTCCTGACCGAATGCAACAAAAACTTTAATGGTTCATTATGAATTGTAAATTAAGAAAGATAGCGATATGAGATTTAGAAAATTAACAACCGATCCATTTACGAAAATCATGACCTCCGGCACATCGGCGATTTCCATGAATTCGAATGTTTCTCACATTTTATCACCAATGAAAAATACCGATATTAATCGGTATATCAAAACTGGCGATTGGTCTGAATTGTTGGAAAAAGCAAAACTTCAAACCAATCGTTTTCGTCGTGAATTTTATAAAAATGACCGTCATCATCATTATCTTTAATGGAGTTTAATATGTTTATAAAATCAATACCACCAAAAGAAGTATTGGAGAAATTGTTTTACTATGATCCAAAGACTGGAAAGTTGTATTGGAAGATAAGCCGAGGTAATCGAAAAGCAGGCACCGAAGCAGGACACATATGTACTTATCCTAATGGTCGACAATATAGGAAAATTCGAATTCAAGGAAAGTTTTATTCTGCACATCGACTTATTTATCATATGATGAACGGCTATAGTTTACGCCAAGATCAACAAATAGATCATAAAAACGGTGATGGACTTGATAATAGACTCGATAACTTAAGAGTTTGTACA